ATCAGTCTTATAAGCCGCCTTCATTTGCTCGGCTTGTTCTGCCGCGACACGCTTTTCTTGAATTTCTCGAATGCTTGTTCCAAGTTGTAAGCCGCTGAGTAAGCTCTGCCCAAGATCAGGCTGCGGTATTTGCGACATATAATTGATTGGTTGCACCATAATTTAACCTTAAAAAGGGTTTGTATTAGGGCCAAGTGGCACTCTTGAGGGGCCAAAGCCACCCATTCCTGCAACAGTTCCACCAATTTGCAAAAGTTGACCAAAGGTTCGTCCAGGCACTGAGCCACTGGCAATTTGACCGCCTGCTGTTGCTGCGCCTTGCTGACCCAAAAGACCAGATACATTTGCACCAAGTTGCGTACCAGCACCAGCTTGACCAGCCGCAGCCGCTTGACCACTTTGTGCCAAACCACCCAAACGCCCATATTGCTGTTCAATCAAGCTGGATAAAAGCTGTGGGCGGAACTGGGATAATGCCCCTTGAATATTGCCACCACGCAGGCCGCCCGTTGCCGATGCACGTTGCAATAAAGCTTCTTCACCCTGATTTGCCAGTGCTTGGAAAGTCTCTCCACCACGGATGCGCTCAATGGCGGCTTGTTCTGCTTCAGGCCCTCGTAAGCCTAAAAATGCTTGTTGCGCTTCTAGAGCAGGGGTTCCAGCGGTGACATATGGGGACATCAGTTCAATTAGTTTGTCAAACTGCCTGCGCTGTTCCTCAATCCCTGCTTGTGCGGCTGCTGCTTGGGTTGCCGAACCACGCTCTGCCGCTTCACTAGCTTGCTTTGCGCCAGTTATGCCACCAAAAACGTCACCAATTAAATCGCCAACAAAACTCATATTGCGCCCCATTCCTGTCGGGTCATACCCAACATATAGACATCTTTGACTATGCCATTTTGTACACAGGCACAGCGCCTGCAACCCTCTACTTTGAAACCCAACTTGATGCAATAGTTCTTTGCAGTTTCAAGTCCTTCAATAATGTAAGCAGTCACCCGCAAGATTGGTTGAGCAAAAGCCCATGCAAGGCAGGCAAAACCAAGAGTACGAGATTCTTTTAGGGCTGATTTTTTAAGCAACGCATGAAGCTCTAATTCGACTGCGCTTTGTTTGATGGCAATAAAAGCACCAACAAATGAACCGCAAACCCAAGCAGATAGATAGGTCACGTTTGGGTGTTGGATTGGTGCAGCAGGGCGGTGGTCATGCCCAACTTTTGTGATGTACGGGTCTGAATAGACCTCCATCAAATGCTGCTCTGTAATTCCAACCGTAACCATGCACAACTCCTATATAGGGCAGGCCGCTGGATGCCATAACTCAGCGGATTGATTTTCGCACAAATTGATAAAAGGTCAATATTCTTCTTCTTCTTCATCTTCCCAAGCCTGACAAACCCGCATATCGTTGCAGATAAAGTTCAGCTTTTCGCAATGTCCACGATAACCATATCCAGTGTCATACCCAGCCATCGGTATACGTTCAATCCTGACTTGGGTCATTAAGCTATTGTCGTAGTAGCCACAGTTAGAGCAATGTTTGCGCCTTGCGTCCTTTGCGTCACACTGCATGGCTTCTGCTAGTGAGTCATAAAACTCAGGGTTTGACTTTGGGTCGTTGCTGGGTTCTTCAGGTCCATAGTGCCAATCTTTCACCGCAATCAGGAAATTGGCTTTATTCTCAGCAACGGTTAAAAACTCCTCTTCGGTTGGCAAGCCCATAAAACCCTTGGGCATCATCATAAAATCTTTCATTTTCTACTCCTTAAGTAATTTCACGCCCGTTGGCTCTGATGGTTAATGATGTTGCTGCACTGGCAATAGTTGAAATAAACCCGCTTGGTTCAAGTGCTTGCCCGACCAATTCAGGAAAAGTATAAGTTTCATCGGGCGCAAGACTGCGAGTATCCACAATCAAGTTTGATGTGGCGGCACTTCCTGCCGCTGTTACCAAATTGACGCTAATAGTCACATTGCCTGCCGTTGTATTGGTGGCTGTGAATTTGTCAATAATGGTTTTACAGTTGGTGGCTGTGTATTGTGTTGTCTGAGTTCCTTCAGCTTGTTTTGCTGGGATTAAAACTTTTACTGTAACTGTCATTTTTTACTCCAAAAGCAAAGCATTGTTTGGTATGTATTGTGTCACTAACCAGTTTGTTCCATCAGAAACTAGGGTAGCAGAATCCCCTGTACTTGCCAACAAAATAGAAGTTGCTGCCGCCCCACCCGCTACAGGCACAACATTTGATGATGCGGAAACAACGGTTTGTGCTTGATAGTTTTGAAACCGCAAAACTCGACCTGTCCAGCTTGAGGCAGTGGGCAAAGTCACCGTACAGGTCGAGCCAGTCTTGTTGTTGATAAGCCAGTTTTCGCTGTCAGCTACGGTAAAGTTGGCAGTTTTAGTGATTGGCGCACCGCTTGAGGCATTGATTACTGACGCTGGAGTGACGTTTGTCCAATAACCTAATGAGGTGCTGTACTGAATCAAGTCAGTATTGGCTAATGTGCCAAACTCTACATTGGAGTCTGTGCCACCAAGTTTGGAGCCTCGGATGATTTCAACGTGAAAAGACCCAGACCCACCCGCGCCTGCTTTAATTACATACCCAACTTGTATCTTAATGTTAGGAGCAACAGGTTCAACTTTGGTAGGGTTACCAGTTACGGGGTTGTACCAAATAGGGTCGTCATCTGCCCAAGTTTCACCAAAAGCAGTGCCGTTGGTTGTAATACCTCGCACTGTCCCAAAAACAGTAGCTCGCCCAAAATCATTAAGAGCCAAAGATTCAGTAGCTACACCAACAATCGCATTGCTATCAGTAATGCCAATAATCGTAGGAGCAAAGGTAATAACGCCGCTGGCTCCAACAACGCCTGTATGGTAAATAATTTGGAGGGGTGAGTCAGTGATTGCAGCAGACGCTTTGCCATAAACAAAAATTTCTTCGCCAACTTGTTGAGTAATGTTGCCACCGCCCATGCCCAAGTTCCATGCGCCTGTAGACCCGTCATACCACATTTTTCCTGCGGCAAGAGTTACAGCCGAACCATTACTGAATTGTTGGGACAAAATACCACTAGCATTGCCAGTGTCGTCAATAGTAGTAACAGAATTTTGAATCAGTTTGCCAGTAGTCCCATTAAATCTAGCAACAGCGTTATCTGTGGCACTTGCAGGACCAACAACATCACCATCGGCAATGCTGTTATTCTGCGGCGGAGCAAGTGCTAATAGTTCAAGTGCTTGTGCTAGTCTTGGAATAGCGTCTAAAACTTCTTGAATCTTGGCATTTAGCACAGCATCATCAACTGCGGTATCTTGTGCCAGTGCACTGATCTGAGCCAAAGCCTCGTTTGCCGTAGCTGCAGCGTTGTCTGCTTGATATTCAAAGTCGCTACCTATAATGACTTGCAAGGTATCAACAGTGGAAAATAAAAGTTCAAATTGCCTTATCTGCTGCTGGTCAGACAAGAATTGAGCAAGCTGATCTCGCGTCAGGTTTAATCTGCGAGAGATAGGTGCGGTTGCCATCAGTAGGCCAATGCTTCTATTTGCGCTTCTAGCCGCACATAAGACACATGAGCATCACTATCACCACGGAAACGCTGTATGCGCCAGTTCCTCATATGACCCTGCTGAAACCATGCAAGGCGTTTCTTGGTATTGCCAATCGTGCCAACTGCAATAAACTTTTCTTGGCTGTACGACTTGCCATCTAATGAATAACTGGTGCTGATTTGTGGATTCTTACCAAGGGCAATACTACCTGTAAGACTCACAAGTTCCATCTCATTAAAGATTGCCCCGTTGCTTTCGTTATAAACAATCAACGTGCCAAACTCCCAGTAGACTTGCTGCCCCCAGTGGTGGCCGGTGTCCTGCACTAAATAGCCGATATTGCTTGTCTGTGGGTCTCCAACCATCCACTTGTCGTATACCCAAACCATGTTTCGAGCACGATACTGTGCAAGACCCGTCAAGGTGCTTACCAAAATAAACCAAACTGGTGTTTGCAAAGCCTCTGATGCGGCTGCATCATAAACAAGGGTCTGGTCAGGCAAATGCACATAAAGGTGCTGGTGGTTCTTATCGTTTCTTGCTTCCAGCTTAACCAAAGCCAACTGTGCTTCGGTGTACTCTAACAAAATATTGTCAATTTCTTGTGTGCTAATTTTTGACGTCACTGCCGATGCGCCCACATAAATACTTGGGGCTTCGTTTCTACCACTACCTAAAAATGCTATGCGATCAATAAACACACAGCAAGCAAATGTACCGACAACACCTTTTTGTATCTGTGCGCCATCAATCCGTGCGAATGGAAACAACTCGCCGCCCACATTGTCAAAAACCTCAATCGTATTGCGGTTAAGTGCATAGATTTCATTCCGCAACTTAAGCAATGCCACCACTGGGTCGGGGTCAACCTCTGAACTTCCGTATTTGAGAGGATTAACTTGGGTTGGGTCTGATAACTCAGTGACAATCAAAAACTCGCCATCCGTGGTCATGAAGTATCCATCAACCCAGACCACATCCAGCACCACCCCAAGGTCAGGGTCGGTCACTTGGGTTAGGGTCGAGCCATCCCAGTAGTACAGTCGCCCACCCGATGCAATCGCCAGCTCGTCAAAGCTGTAATCAAAGGTCACCAGTTGATCTGTTGGTCCACCTACATCGCCCAATGTTGTCACCACGCCTGCGCTGTTAATCTCAACCAGCTTTGTACCCATTACGCGATACAAATCGCCTTGCCAGTTGATGCCGCCACGATCAATGCCTGTTCCTGTGCCATTTGCAACAATCCCATCGCCTGGTCGCAAAAAGCCATTGCTGATACCTGATTGTTTTGGCACAGGCACAAGATTAACTGGGTACGATGTACGCAGTTCAGGTGTGTTGTCGGTGTAAATACCGTTGAGGATTGGTATTTGCATTTACTTTTCACCTACTGATGGCAGGACTTTCTTTTCTTTGTCCCAGTATTCTTTGTAGTTTTTAGAAAAATATTCAGCATCTGCCGCATTGTCAAAAGAAATGTAATCCTTACTTTTCAATGCCCTATCAAAGGCATCGTCACCATAATTTTTAAGTTCTTTATTCTCGTATGCAATTCGTGGGTAAACAATAAATTTGTTTGGTCCAGCTTCTGAGTATTCCATTTGGTGTGTAGCAATATTACCCTCACCTAAATCCAAAACAGGATATGCCTCTGGGTTCAAAATTCTGCGGACAAAGTTTTTTCCTTGATTTTCATTAAGCACGTTTTTTAAGGTTTCGTAATCCATGCTTATTTCGCCTTGTTTCGGGCTGATATTTTCTTTGCCTTGGCTTGAGCATCTGCCTTTGAAGTAGCACCCCAAGCCCTCAAACTCAACAGCAAGCGGGTAGGCTCACCGTCTTTATATTCAGGACCTGCATTGCCACCCATACGGGCTAGGAACGATGCTCTGCGGGGATTGTCGCCAGTCTTGACTGGAGGTTTTAGGTTCATGCCTTCAGCCTTTGCCGCAGCCCTGCCCCTAGCGTTCAAACCGCCCTTTGGGTTCTGCCCTTCTTTGCGTGCATAGACTGGGGTTTTCATCTAAAACTCTTGATCTTTTCGGCAACCTTTTTTGGTTGCTTTGCAAACTGCTTGCCTGCTTTTGTGGCCTCACGCTTTGCCCTTGAGGTTGCAGCATACTCAGCAGGAGTCAATGCTTTTATGGCGGCTGCTGGCAGATACCTCTCGCCAGTTTCAGACGATGGCTTGCCTGACTTGGTGCGCCAGTCCTGTTTGCCCCAGTCTGATAGTGACTTTTGCGGGGCTTTCATTTTTTGGCTTTTTTGGGTGGTGTATGTTTGAGGTTCACACTTGCCGCCGTGTGCGTTGCACCAGTCATAACCTTATCTCCAATCTTATGCACTGGGCCTTTGTAAACTTTGCCATCAGGTAAGTAATGCTTTGTTTTTTTAGTCACGATAACCACCGCCTTTTTTCTTGTACTCCACCGCCAGCAGTTGGGCTTTTCGAGCTGACCATTCGCCGGAATCGCCGCCCTTTGTCCCTGCCTTGATTCGCTCAAACAGGGCTTTTCGCATGGTTGGCTTTGTGTAGTTGCCAGCCGCATTGACAGAGGACTTGGGCTTGGTTGCCATCACGCTGCCACGCCTTTGATAACTGCAAAGTTAAATACTGGGGTTTCTGTGGTCGTGCCGCCAGTGGTGCGGAATGTGATGTTGAAACTACCAGCAGCCACCGCAGTGACCATCAAGTCGTATAGGTCAGTTCCTGACTTTTGATTCAAAATAATCACATCGGTTGCCGCCACGGTACTGTTGGTTACGGTAAATGTTGCCGCAACAGTTGTTCCTGCCGCACTGAACAGAGTAATTGCACCAGTCGTCTTGTTCAAGGTTACGCCTGTTGTGCGGCTAGTGATCTGCGTAACTGCACCGCCAGCGCCTGTGGCATAACCCACGCCAGCTGTGCCAGTTGATGCAATTACACCTGAAGCTGTCAGGCTTGTGCCAGTAGCTGCACCAATTACAGGAGTAATCAATGTGGGAGAATTTGTGAATACCAATGCACCAGTACCAGTTTCATCCGTAACAGCAGCCAATAAATTAGCACTTGAGGGTGTTGTTAAAAATGTTGCTACCCCTGTACCTAAATTAGACACCCCAGTTGCTATTGGCAAACCAGTACAGTTAGTCAATGTTCCAGAGGTTGGTGTGCCAAGAATTGGGGTTACCAATGTTGGAGTGGTGTTAAATACCAACAGACCAGTGCCAGTCTCATCCGTCATCGCTGCCCGTAGATTGGCACTCGATGGCACAGCCAAAAAAGCCTGCACATTTGCGCCATAAACTGCATCAGCGTTGATCTGATACCAAGAGTTTGTCGGTTGATAAAAGCGAATTGCTGTTGCAGTCCCTGCACCTAAAAACGTCACACCACCATAAATGGCAGTAGCACCATTCAAAGCAATAGTCAAAGAGGTAATTTCTTGAGTGGTGGTAATTAATACCGATGTGCCATCAGGAACACCCGTGTTCAGAGGCAAAGTGATCGTGCCCGTTGCCAACGTTCCAGCGGGTTGCAAAAGCATCCATTGGTCATTGCTTACAGGTGTTGGTACGGTAATGTTGAAGCCAGAGCCAGGCACATAAAGATTGACTGCCAGTGTGGGCGATGCAAAACTTTGCTGAAAGAAAGTCAACAAACTGCCGATTGATGTGCGTCTTGCGTCCCCATTGTTAGGCGAGTAAACAGGTAACTGATCTCCGCTGGAAATGGTGCTGAGTACTGGCAGTTGATTGATCGTTGGCATGATTGTCCTTAGTTATATTCGAGAGGCCCATCAGGGCCAGCATCCACAGGAAAATAGGGTGGGCGTACATACGGATTATCGTAGACCCTCCAAGGCTTGTTGCCAGCGCCAGCAGGCGTTGTTGCAGGCAGTTGCTGTTCAAGCGGGAATGTGGCTCTTTGCAACAGGATGTCATAACCCTGCTTTGCCGTGGTCTTGGTCTCAATCATCACTTGCTTGCCATAACTTGGCGCAAGTCTGATACCTAGACTGCAAATGATGGCTTCATAAGCCGAGTCAGGCACTAGAGTTTCTTCATCAAGGTCGCTGTCCTGTGGGCTGGATGGCAAAGGGTAACCCAAGCGGATGCCCTTGGCGTTCCAGTCTGCCATCATTGCATCAAGTCGGCGCAAAGCAGATTCAAGCTGTTCAGGCTGCAAGTCAAAAACATAAGACGCAAGTCCGATTTCCTCAAAGGCGGCACTTATGAATTGTCGTTTTGTGTAGCCCATGCTGATTCCTCAATGTGTTTAAGCAGTGTCGCATCTGACCAGCGTTTGTCAACCTTCAAGCCAATCGCTTCAGCCTGTTGCAACATTTCCTCACGGGTCGGTGGGGTGTCTTCAGTTTCAACAACTTCAGGCGTTTCAATCACTTCAGGCATTACAGGTTCAACAACTTCAACAACTCGCTTACCGATTGGTGAAGGTCGCATTTGTTTTGTTGCTTTGCGCTCTGCGGCCTGAGACTTTTTCAGTTTACGCTTTTGCAACCGCAGCTCTTTCCACGGGGCAAGAGCCTTGGTCTTGACGATTGCAGCAGATTTAATCATTTCTTTTTCATTGACTTAGCGGCTGGCTTTTTCATCATGCCATACGCCATAGCAACGGCTTGCTTTTGGGGCTTGCCTGCTTTCATTTCTTTTTTAATAACATCCGACATTTTTTTGTCGCCCTTACCCATTTTCATTGTGTGTCCTGGCATTTTGCTCTCCATGTAAAACAGGCCAACATCTCTGCCGGCCTGTGGGTTAATTAACCTACTCGGTAAACAATGAAAGTATCTGCCGCAGTCTTGCGAACACGGAATCGTGCAGATGCACCAGACGTTGCCGCAGTTGCGGCAGAACCCACAATGGTCACACCTGTGTTGACCGTGATGGTCAAAGCAAATGCAGCCAAAGTAATCACGCTAAAGTCAAATGCCTCACCAATTGCCCACTCAGTTGCCAAATCAAGGTTTGCACCTGTTGGCAGTTGGATGGAACGGGTTGTCGTAGGCGTTGCAGTAACGATACCAGTCAGCACTTCTGCTGCTGTGGCGATCATTGATGCACCGTCAGTTATGTTGGCTGGCGCACCCTGAAGTTGCCAGTTGCCATCGTCCGTGATTACGGGAGCAACACCTACTGCGTAAAGCGCACCCGATGCACCAGCTTGAATAGTAACGCTGGTGGCATTGGTGAATGCGGCAGATACATAGGTGGTGTTTTCAACTACTTGCAACAAGTCTTGTGACTCAGGGAAATTGGGATAGCCAACTTCTTGAAACACACTTGCTGGTGAGTAGGCTTGAACGGCGATTTTCTCGCCTGCTGGCACGGTAACGGTAACCGTACCTTGTGCAAAAACTACGTTGTAACTCATGATAACTCCTTAAGGTGTTTGGTTGAACAACAGGATGCCGGACATCTCAGGTTGCTTGTTGACCACGCCAAACAAGGTATCCAAACGATACTTGGTTTTCATGGTGTTCACATCGTATTGCTTTTGCATGACCAATTCGATGCCCTGATCTGTCGAGGCACGCATCACTGCGACACCAGCATCAGAGGGGACAGCGTAACGACCAGGCAGAATCTCAAGCGCATCTTTTTGCCAGAAGCAATTGATAGGTGCGGCATCGGTATTCAAGCGGTTGATGGTGCGACCAGAAGCGGCAGTCACGATACAGTTTTGATACTGCAACTCCGCATCAGTTCCACCTTGTGCGGAAATGATTGGAGGTGTGATTACGCAAGTGGTTGCAGTGGTCACGCTCACTACACGGAAAGTCTTGGAAAATCCAGTACCTTGCTTGGTGATGTGATGCACAGCTTCAACGCCTTCGATCTCAATGGCAGTTCCTGCTGGCAAGTCGGTAGTGCTGGACACGGTAATCGTTTGGAAACGATTGTCCACGTTGGCAGTTTCACCAGTTGACGCAGTTGAGGTTGCAACAGGCACATAGTAGTTCAGTGCCGCAGCCAAAGTGCTCATCGTTGGGTCAGAGCCAGTTGCCGCTGAAATGCGGTTTGCGTAGTCAAGTTTGTAGGTCTCAAAGCCTGCGACCATACCTACAAAAGAACGCTCAAAAGCGGTGTTGGACTTAGTGCCTGCAAAACTACGGGACACGGAAGCGCCACCAGTACCACCAGCAATATTGCCAGCGATGCCGTTGTAGTCACGGCTGGACAAGGCCAAGTAACGATCAAAGGCTTGTACGCCCTGTTCGTTCATAATGCTGTCGCACAAAGCGATATCGTCATAGTCACCAGCGGCTGTGCTGACAGTGACCACCAACGAACCAAGGTTTGCGGCAGTGTTCATGATGGCGATGTTGATGTCGGATGCCAGCTTCTGCTTTGCAGCTTCACCCAAGCGACCTTCTTGCAGTGCATCACGCAATTCCAAAGCATCAAGAATAAACGGCACAGACTTTTGAAAGCCAAGTGTCGCTGGTACTGAAAGCTGTGTGTATGCGGTGAAGTTGTTGGTTTGGTCCATGCCATCATACGACTGTGCGATATAAGGCTGTGGACGATAGATGACGTTGTTGGTGCGTTCCATCATCGAACCATCTGTGTTGTAGATGGATACGTTGCGGGACAAAACTAGAGCATCGTTAAAGCCTTCAAGGATGTCCTCAAACGCTACGCGCTCTTCCTTACTGAATGAATTACTCATAAAAAGCTCCTGATTTGTTTATTTGGATGCTGCTCGTTTTTGCGCTTTGTACTGGATGACTTTTGTCATGTTTCCTGTACGCTCTGCATCTGCTCGCAGCCGTTCAAGTGTTGAGTCCACCGCACCTGATGAACGACCAGTTCCACTGATGATTCTTTCGGGTGCGGGTGCTTGCCTACGGTTTGTAACTTTCAAGTCTTTCTCCAGTTTTGCTACCGCAAAGGCAAACTTTACGGGGTCTTTGATTTCAGCCAACTCTTTAGCTTTTGCAGGGTTCTTACCAAGTGCGTAAACAACGAGTGCAGGATTATCTGCACCTTGCAGCAAAACGCCTTGCTGGGTGATAGAAAAAACTTGTTGAGCAACTTCTTCAGCATCTTCAAAGTCCTTTACTCTTAGCTCGGCTTTCGCCTTACCGTAACCATCCAACTTGGCTTGCCATGCCTTCTGCTGGTTCATAACTTCAGCTTCTTGCTTGGCGTTGACATCATCGGCTTGACGTTTTCGGTCAAACCAGTTTGTCAATGCTTCCTCGTACTTATCAGCGTCATAGTCGTGATCTTCCAACTTGGGCTTGTTACCTATCACCACTGGTTTGGTCTCAGGTGGTTCTGTACTTTGCAACCTTGCTTCAAGTTCACGGGCTTTACGCTTAAGTTCTCTGTTTTCTATACGCATCTTGGCTGCCCAGCCATACTCAGAAAGCTGCTCTTCAGGAGGTGGCGCTTCCTCACCAATGCTGACAATAACTTCTTCGGTATCTTCCGGTTCTACCTCATCAACGATTTCGCTGACTTCGGTTTCCTCTTCTATTACCTCGACTTTATCGTCCTCAATTACTGCCTTTTTGTTCATCGTTGACCCCTTTGCTCGTATTTTTATCGGCTTACGGTTGCCGTGACTCACCCACTTTGAACGGCTGGGTGGTTGCCGTTTGTCTGATTCTCGCTTGTTTTTTACTGATTCGCAACAGGTTGCACAATCTGCCCCTGTAATATCTCTTGCACGGCTTGGGCGTTTGTCATCGCCATCTCTTGTGATGTTTGGTCAACTTTGCCTAAAGTTTCCAGCGTTTGGGCGCGTTTCAGTTCTGCGCTTGCTACGGTTTCCACAGTGTCAGCCCTTGCTTTTGCTGCTTTTGCCGTTTCATTTTCAGCCGCCGCCTGCAAATACATGGAATTCGGGTCTTGCGGCTGGCCTTGCATTTCTTCCATCAAGGTTTGCGCTTCATCATCTGTTGGCTTAACAACACCCATACGCAGTAACTTCTTGCGGAAATAAGCATTAGCATCTTGCACGCCCTCGCCTTCCATGTTCATCATCGCCATTGCTGTCAGCACTTGGGCGGTCTCAGGGTCTTGGGTAATTTGAAGCATCCCAGTCAAAGCCCTGACCGTGGCTGCACGCTTGCTGCTACTGGATGGCCCGACTTGCGAAACAACATCAAAAGTGGCATCACTCAAGTCGTTCGCCATCATCATGCCGCCCGTCTCTGGGTCAATCATTGGCTGCATTAATTCGACCATGCCAGCTTCGCCAGTAGGCGCAATGGTTTTCATCTTGCGCTTATCTTCAGTGTAGATTTCCTTTGCCATGCTCAACCAAATCTCACCACATCGCTTCATGCCTTTGGCAAAGTTGCTCATGTAAATGAAGGTCTGCATATCCACACGGGTTTGTATCAACTCAACCGCCTTGCCTGATACGCCCGAAACTATCTTGTCTGCGCCCTGCGGGTTGCCCAAAATGTCCTGCATATCCTGCTCAGTAATCTGCAAAAGTGCCGCCATTGCTGGTGGGATTTGTGCTGACTTTGTGTAAGCAACAGGCCCACTAATTTGCGTTCCCCCATCAGCCCCAGTCACAGGGTTAATCAAAAGATAAGGGTAATCCCGCAAGTTATCTTCAGCCCACATCACTTGATGCCCTGCAACTTGCTCGGGTGTCATGATGGGCTTTTCGATGCTGGACAGTGCGCTGATCTCACCCAGCTTACTAAGCTGCATATTCTTCAGGCGTTGGGCATCTTTGGCAAGCCTGACTGCACCCATACAGCGTTCGATGTTATCCACAAACCAGCGTTTGCCGTAGACCACCACAATCGGGATGCACTTGCCAGCAATGTAGCCAGCATCTTCTAAAACTTTGCCGCCCGACATAATGTATTTGCGAACACGCATCCGCTTGACACGCTTTTGGCGTACCTCACGA